CAAGTTCCACTACACCAGTGCCGCTTGCTAGTAGGACTAGGTTAGCGTTTGTAGAGTTTGTACTAATATTGTTTGCACTAATTGTTACTTCATCAATTACTGCACTATCAACAAACAGTTGCTTAAACCTAGCAGCGTCAGTACCAATATCAACATTACTATCTGTATTTGGCTCAATAATTCCATCCTTAAAGAATAATTGATCTTCGCCATTTGCACGGAATATTATACGATTGTCTGTACTAAAATCAATGTCGTTGTCTGCATCTCTACCAACTTTAAGTCCTGCGTTGAGTACACTTGTAATACCAACTTGTGCACCTGAAATAGCACCTACTAGGTTGTCTGCATAAACATTTGTATATCTTACAGTGTTTGTGCCTATATCAAATGTGCTATCTGCACTTGGGACAATACTACCAACTGTTTGTATAACACCAGTACCGTTTGGCTTTAAAATAATATTTGCGTTTGTACTAATATTTTCAATAGTGTTGGCTGCACTATTAATTTTTAAGTTTCCAAACTCTGGTGCTGTTGATGATGCAATACTAATACCATTTGTACTCTGCGTTAATACAATGTTATTTCCCTGTGTTAGTTGTCTAAACTGGAAAGTAACACCTGATTTTCCTGCAAAAACATCTTTACCGTCTGCATTTTGGAGACTCTCACCTTGGTTGGCTTCACCACCTGCTGCACCTGGAAGTTCAGCAAGTTCAATTTTTCCACTACCACTGTTATAAACAAGTCCATGACCATTTGTTGGGCTATTCAACGTTGTGGTCAAAACATCGCTTAGTTGGGTAATACTAATACTGTTTATTCTCGTTTGCACTTCTGAAAGACTTGGTCCAGTGTATGTAATAACACCTGTGGTACTGTTATATGCTAGACTTCCGTCTCCGCCTGCATCTGTAACACTAATTGCATCTCGTATCTCTGCATCGCTAAGTGTGATAACACCTGTTGAAGCATCGTAAGCAGCGTTGCCGCCTGTGACACTAATTGCTGCTCTCGCTCTTGCATCTGTGAAGTACAAGTTTGTGTTTTCTGCAATGTTAGCAGTTGTTAGCGTAATTGCATTAGTGGTTGCGCTGACACTGTTAACAGTTTTTACATAGGCACCCTCGATTGTAGTGGTACGCCCATCTAAATCACTGAAGTTACCGTCCAGTTCATTAAACGTAAGAGCAGTGCTCTTCGTATTTCTTAGTACTATAGCCATTTTTCATATTCTCCGCATATGCTTGTCATGTCATTATTTATCGCTCGCAAAACTTGTATCATATTAGATCCTCTGCATAATCTGGGTCTACATAATCTAATGCAAAATAATTCTTTTCATTCAGTTCAAGTCTATAATTTGGTACCTGTGCCTGACTTGCTTTAAGGAAGTTAGCATTTATTGTAGTTGCTTGCTGTATACCTAACCCATTTGCTGCAGTATTATGTATTCCTGTATCATACCATGTTTTAGTATGTGTAGTGCTATCTGGTAAAGTTTGATCTTTACTGCCATCTACTACAATAAAGCCTGGGGTAATGCGCTGCAACATGCCTGTACCTGAAGTACCTCTTCGCAAGTTGGTTATGTAATTGTCCTCTAGACTTACCTCCCAGTAGGTAATTCTCTCTCCGCCTATGAACACAACGCCAGGATGACTGCCATTAACATTAACAAATGGCAGTACACTTGCATCCTCTACATAGATTTTTGTATCTGTAATATTAACTGTTTCTGTTACTACAGTAGTATTATCTTTTGCTAGTCTTAAATATTCCACATTTCCGTTCATATCCTGGAATATTCTAAATCCAACTGGGTACTGTATTACATTTTCTGTAAAGTGTGTAATTACCACTATAGAAGTACCGCCAATAGTATCCTGCACTGCCTCACTCATAGTTACATTTTTTCCTAGCACTGTGTAATCGCCTGGATGTAACCTTCTACCATCAACTGTGATCCAGAAGTGGTTAACATTAGTTGCTGATCTATCTATTGCATAAGTTCCTACTGTACCAGTAGTAACCTGTCTATCAAATCCTGCTGTATCAAAATTCACTTCATCAAATGCATCTTCAGTTGTTGCACTACCAGTACCTTGTCCAACGTATACTTTTGTCTGTATACGCAATGGGTCATGATTACTAAATGCCTGTAACTTAATATCACTACTTGCTGTTTGAGGCACATCTGCTGACATTGATAAAGTTTCACCATCTAAACCTATAGTAAAGTCTGCTGAAGTATTATCAGTAACAACAACTATGTCGCCTTCGTTTGGTGCTGTGATCATTGTAACAAACTGTGTACCTGTTGATACAGTGTAATCTATATCTCGCACTGCACTAAGAGCTGGTGTACCATCTTTGCGTAAAATTGCTACGCTAATTGCACCTACAAAAGCAATATTTCCTTCACCACACGTTTGCGGGGTTGCAAACTGTAAACTACTTCCATCTGCTGTATGATAAACACTGTTTTCAGGACGTACTCTTAAATCGTCAACTACTAGCACACTATTAGCACTCATAGGAGGAGCAAACTCTGTTCTTGCGCCGGCGAAAACATAGCCATCCTCAACATAATCATCAACAATCATTGTTAGTCCAAATAGGGTAGTAGTACCTGTTGTTTCTAACGTTTGTGTAACAAATTTAGTAGGAGCAGTTCTTGTATCTGCTTGATTAAACACAAACACGTGAATGTGTGCATCATTATCAGGTGGACTACTAAGTGTCATTAATGATCTGTTGTCCTGAGTACTGAACGTTGCACTTGTTTCCGCTCCATCAACATAAATTAATGTTTGAAGTGTCCTGTCAGGAATGTTAGGCAAAACAAAACCTACTGTACTACCATCACCAATATAGGTGTAGTTGCCTATCATATTTTCGCCAGTTTGACTAAAAGCATAAATGTGCAGTATATCTGTTGAAGCCAACGGACTTGTTAATCTAATAGTATTAGCCCTAAAGTCGCTTGCAAATGTATATTGCCTGATCTCATTTATATAAACAATTAACGATACAAAATCATCTTCACTTTTATTTGGATCGCCATAACTAAATGTCTGCAGTGTGCCTGTAGGATCTGTATAACTTGTGTACTGTATCTCTGCACCATTGCCGTCACCTTCATAGTCATTACTGCTATGGGTATATACTTCCATGTCCAGTGTATCAAATATACGACCTGGTATTAGTTCCTCTGGTGCATGACTGTTGTATGTATCAACAAATCCTGCGCCATCAACTGTAATACTTTCAGGTGCAACACCAAGTGCTAGTTCTACTAGGTATCCAGGCGGTAAGTAACCAGGCTCTACAAATACATCTCCTATAATGCCTGCTTGATCAAAATCAGTGCCGCGGAATACAGTGTCTAATCCACTTATTACAGCAATACCATCATCGTCAATTTGTATATCATCAAATCCAAGTACATCAAAATTGGCACTGTCAAATCCAGGATTTTGGTCAAAGCCAGGCCCAGTTACTTTTGTTCCACCATAGCCAATGCCATTTTGTAGTAACTCAATATCGTCCCCTATCATACCTGATGTAGGGTAGTAGTAAGCAGCAATTCTATCTGCAGCATTAGTAAAATCAGCATCTGCTTTTATTTCAAGCACTGTAACACCACTGGTGTTTTCTATACTAAAGGTTGCGCCACTAGTAAATGCAGTTGTACATGTGTATACTTCCTGTGTTTTTGTTGTTGTATTTTGATATGCAATAATATCATCAACTGCATATGCTGTGTTCTTAGTCCAATCTTTAATTGCGCTACTATATGTAATACGATCAAATTTAATTGTAGTATCAAAACTTCTTATTGTAGTATTAACAAGTCGTGGACTTAGCAGTAGACCTGTTCCGCTGCCAGCAATAGTAATAGTAGGTTCCTTAGTGTAACCACTGCCCTTGTTTGTCATATTGACATTAACAATTTCAACACTGTTTGTAATAGCAACTGCAGTTGCTTGTACCCCACCTGTTAAATCAGGCGCACTAATTGTAATTGTGGGATCAGTAATATATCCTGTACCTGCGGTTACAATTTCTATACTGTCTAAACTATATCCGTAGTTTTCACTCCATGGCTTGTTAAGTCCCTGGGTTTGCAATATTTCATCACCTGCAAAATCACCACTTGCCTTGTGGAAATATAAATTGTTTTCATCATAAAATGAATGTATATCAAAGTCAGTTGTATCACTTCCATAGGTATCTACTTTATCATACTTGCTGACATACTCACGAATTTTAGTTTTGTAAGGCTTAACCTCATTAATAAAATCTTCAATAAAGGTTGTGTTATCAAATTTAAACGTATTGTATTGATCTAAACTACGAATCTTGTGTGCTACAGTAATGAAACTTGACTTAAACAACCAATCCTGACTAAAGTTATTTTCGTTAATGGCATATTCCATCAAGCGGAAGAACAATTCATTCATATTAATTTCATAGTCACCTATGAATAAATCATTCTTCAGTGCATCAATAATCTGTCTAATTTCATCTGCAGGTACTTTATCAAATGCTGCAAAATCAAATCCATCATTGTCAAAACCAGTTGCTTGGAAGTTACTATTAGCAGTTGTAAAACTGTACAAACTATCATTAAACTGTAGTGTACCTCGTTCAATAACTACTTCGTCCCAGCCTGTATCTGTTTTAGCAAACATGCTAAAGTTGCCTTCGTCATTACTTGTTACTTTTGCAACATCACCTGTAACTGCATCGGTAAGTGTAAGCAAGTCTGCTTCCAGTGTAACTTGATATTTTGGAACAGTTGTTCCGTCATAACCTGTTGAATAATAGGTTGCATAATCCCAGTAGTCTGCTGTGTTATAACCCTGTACATTAGTTAACTGATAACTCTTATCTGCTTGTAGTGTATAAATTGCCCAGTAGTCACTAAGGGTCTCATCTTCAAGAACAAGTACTTTATATCCAGTTGTAAGAATTGCAGTGTTTAAGTAATCTCTTTCAGCAATTGAATCTACACTAATGTCATATTCACCACTGTTTACAGTAGGAATATTCTCGCTGCTTAGTAATCTGCTTACACTACTATTTCTAGCAAAAGGTGCGTTAACTAGTATACCATTACAATATTGTGTTAAAACTTTTAGTGCTGCAGCACGGTTAACAAACATGCCCTGTCTTGGCTGGGTAAGTACTCCATATTTTTCAACATCACTTAGGAATGGATCAGGCACAAGATTGCCAACACTGTCACTGCCTGCTAGACTATCAACTAATTTTGTGTACATCCTAGTAGGAATGTCTTGGTCAACATTGCCTCTGCCAAACAGTTCATATTCACTGTGAAGCACACCCTCGTTTTTCACTACATCATAGTTTACACTTAGCACTACATCACTGTCCGCAAAATATTGTTTACAGTTGTATAGTGCTATTGCATTTTTGTCAACAATTGCAATGTAAGGAACGCCCTGTGCTTTTGGATCTTCTATTAACTTTGTTACACTGTCTGCACTTATTGTTCTAAACTCTGCCTCTACTGGAATATCAGTTCTACCTGAAACCCAGAAATAGTAGTATGTCTGTGTATTATTTTGACTAGAGTTGTAAATTACTGCAGTTGAAAACTTGGTTACGTCTTTTACTGTGCCTTCGCCAGTGTATTGCTCAGGCGGTACAGCACTTTCTATCCATTCATAAACATCAATGCTACTTCCAGGAAAAGCAACATTCCAATAGTTTGTTCTGAAATCCAACTCACCTTGTTCTGATAATAGGTAATGTACAGTGCTAGTATCCCACCAAAGTGTATTATTTTGTTTGTAGTTCCATTTGTTGTTATCATATAGTGCAGGATCATTATGACTTACAAACGATAATTCACTTTGTGCAACTCCTGGTATCTTTCCCTTGGTTGAATCCAAATAATCTAGGAATACCTTTATTTGCCCATCTTTTTTGTTGTAAAGTGCTACACGATTTATCTGCGTCACATCTACGCGATCGCCTTCACTGCGCAAACTTGCCCAACTACTATCTCTTGTATTGTTATTAAATTCATATACACTGCCACTGTTATCAAATGTTCCTGTATCCTGAGGAGCACCAATGAATATTCTGTTATCACTATACGCTGCACTTGCACCAAACTGATCTAGTGTTGCTACGTTTGTACTCTTAAGTGCTTGTCCAAACACCATTAGACTTGGGTTTGCTAGTGTTGGAGCATTGCTCTCCAGTAATTCGTACAAATATCCAGCACCACTTTGTGTGCGTCTGTCTGTAAATGTAGTGCCGTTGCTATCAAATGTTGTGGTTGCTTCAAGGTAGTCTTCACTGTTACTATTTTGCTCAACATCAAATCCAACTGCAAGCATTGTACTTGCTTTGTCACTTGCAATTACAAGATTGCGTGTTCCAGGATTGCTTCCTATTCCTATCTCAACATTTTTATCAAACGCAATAGTACGTCCAAAATTTTCATTTTCAAATGCTTGTGGATGGTTAATTTTTTGTGTAAACTTATAAATTTCAAATACATCGTCTCTGAGGAACATTTGTCCACTACCAGGATTAAGCGTAAGTTTGTTATTAGTCTCTGTACTAGTTGTAGTAATGACAACTTGTCCCAAACTGTTTACACTGCTAGTAACTCCAGGCACTGCAGCATTAAGTATATCGTCACTTAGATTTGCTGGATTGTCTGCACTGCTAGATACAGTGATTAATTTATTATTCAAGTAGAACGTATCGCCTGCAGTTTGTGCATGTGGAACATTGGTAGTCACTGTGCCATAATTTTTTCCTGTATCCTGGAATATAAACACACTGCCTGTGTTTGGATTTGTTTCATCCTCGCCTGGACTTCCAATAGCAACCATGGTAGCATCGTTATCAATAGCAACACTATATCCAAACTGCTCACCTTCTGTAACAGTTTGTCCTGTAATATTTTGATCTATTTTTTGTTTTTCAATAAATGTTCCAGTGTATACTACAATTCTTGCACCACTTGCTGGTGTGTATTTGAATGTAATTACTTTACCTGAACGTGTATAAAATCCATCACTGGATCCATCATTATCAATTGGAACATCAGGATTATTTGTCTCAGTCTGTAGTATGCCATCTACCTCAACAAATATCTGTGTTTGTAAATCTTCAGTTGTAGTAAAGGCTTTTGTTGTACCATCTCCTGCAAATTGCTGTACAACCTGACTTTGTATACTAACTTCACCAGCATCACCAAACACTGTACTATCCGCACTTGCAACACTTGCATTAGGTGCACCAATAATTACTGTGCGACCTTGATAATCACAATCTATAGCAAAACCGTAGTTGTCACCACTTGATGCATCAAATGGTTCAAGCATATCGCTTAGTGCGTAATAATCTTCTTGTCTAACAACAACATCTAAATTATTGGCAGGTGCACTAACAAATACAATGTTCTGGCTACTAATTGAAAAATCTTTAGTAGGCAAATACACGTTACCATTTTCATCTGTCACATTAAGTGCTAGAATATTAATTGGTGTAAAGCCAAGAGCAAAAGTTTTTTCACTACCATCGCCTGTTACAGTTTTAACTTCCTGACTTGATACAGGTATAGTAACTTGTGTGTAACAATAAATGTCGTTACCGCCTGGTGCACCAACAAACAAATATCTACCATTGCCGCTCATTGCAAGGCTAGTGCCAAACTTATCACTAGATCCTACACCTGCAGGACGTATTGCAGGACGTCTATTAAACTGTCCACTACTATCAACGTAGTAAATGAATACTGCGCCTTTGCCGCTTTCTGAATCAGGTGCACCTACTGCTACATAGTCAACACCTGCAGCAACGCTGTGTCCAAAACTATCAACTGTGTTGCCAATAGTTGCAACTGCAAATGGGTTACCCTCTACTAGAACTCCGCCTTCGCTGCGAACATATGGAGTAACTAGTCCATAACCATTGTCTGGAGCACCAACAATTGCTACAGTTGCGCCTCTGTTAAGTGCTACACTTGTACCATACTTGTCGTCTGCATTAATACTAGCAGCAGTTTTTACACCCGTTGTTGTCCAAGGTCTTGTATTTTGCAATACTTGCCATTTGCCGTTATTGTCTTTATCAATCCAAACAAGTTCTTTATTATTCCAACCACTAACTGGAGTGTATGTGCTTAAACTACTTGGTTGAGCAAAACGTACATTACTAAGTTTGTACATAGGAATGTTTATATCTTTTATTTCTGCTTCTGTTTCAGCATCTACTATTGTAAACTTATTAGGTGCTGATACTTCATAAATTTTTGCTACCTTGCCAATTGGCTGCGCAGCGCGGATAATAACATAATCATCTTCAACAAGTCCATGATTGACATCTGTAGTATAAATTAAATATCCATTGCCAGTGCTTTCAACGCTTGTAACTGTGCTAAGTGTTTCATCAATTCTACGGATACTCCAGGTATTGGAATCATCAGTGGCAATCCAAATTTTCTTACCTTTGCCTAGTTCTTCAATTCTGTTGCTTAGTCCAAGTAGTTCTGTAGTATTGAATACTGTAAAGTCTACATCATCTAAACGTGCATAACCTGCACTGTCTAAATCGCTTAGTGTATTTGTATTAGAATCTCGCGTTGAGAATACATCTCCGTTATAGTTGTTGGGTTTTTTATAAAGATCTTTTTCCTGGACATGATAATGCCCAAGTTCAGTGCTACTTGGCAAATCACCATCTGCATGGTAATGCAACACAAAAGGATTATTAGTTGCTTGTTGTTCTGGAATAATTGTTTCAATAATTTGGTTACTATCTATACTTCCATATTCACCAACACGGAATGCCCACTCCTCGAAATAGTCAATAGTTTGATCAAGATTAGTAAGTTTAGCATCAATTAGTTTGTTAATTGCTGCGCCTGTGCCTTTTTGTTTTACCATGCCCTGATAGAACTTAACCTGACTTACATCATCTAACCCTAGTCCTGCAAGATAATCTTTCTGATTGAATCCAATTATTCCCTTGCCTAGTTTGTCTACACCATCCTCTAAATTAAGATTATCAGTTTCAAAAAAGTCTTTAAACTGGGTTGCTTTGTTTGAAAGGTTTTTAACAAGTCCTGTCTTAATATTGTCTGCAACTGTCCAGTTATTATAATCAAATACAGTACTACCATCTACTGCATATTTTGCTACATAAGTAGTGCCTTGGAAACTAACAATATCGCCTTTCTTATAATCAGTATAGGTTGCCCAAACGTTAATTTTATCTTCGTTAATAAAGAAGCCAGGAGCATGCAGTGTTCCGTTCCAGTCGCCACTGCGAGCACCTATAAGTTTTAACCTACTATGTCTATTTCCTAGTTGTGGCTGATATATAACATCATTAAAGATTGTTGTATTATTAAATACTAGTACATGTTCATGTTGGATAGGATCCAATTGCACACTGTATAACTGTGTATTTTCTGCATCTACTTTAATTTCAATTACATTATCTATTCTGCTTACATCATAGAACTTTGGATTAATAATACTTCCATTTGCATCTTTTATTTCACCATTGGTTCTAACGTCATCAATAGTAGCATATGCACGATTTACTGTAAGCGTATCACTGTAAGGACTAATAACAATAACACTACCAATGGGCCATTTTTGATCTGTCCAAAAAGCAAATTCTTTGCCTGCACTGATAAAGTCGTTCTTTGCACCAACGCCTGTTGTGCCATCAAATACAAATCCACGACTTAGTAAGTATCTTTGATAACTTACAAGAAAATCAAATACTTGTTGCCGATTTGTAATTACTGTGCCATAGGGTATGTTTACAATACGATTTTCAAAGTCTTTATACTCTAGGTATACTGTTTCGCCAACACTAACACGAGCAGGATCTGTACCTTCACTACTAGGGATGATTTTAAAGAAAGGATTCTTTATATCATACCCTTGTATTTCATAGCCATCTTCTCGTTGAATAATCTGTACGCCGCTGTATACAACACGCTCCAGAGGTAAACTCTTTTTAGTATAAATGTTAAGGTCTTCGTCAGGTATAAAAATATTTTCACTAAGACTACTTGGGGTAACACTTTCAGCAACAACCTTAAGGTATTGCTTATCTGTAAAGCCTGCCATACCATAGCAAAGGTTAAGTTCTAGATTATTAATTTTGTTTACAGCATCATCAACGCTGAAGCCATTGTATCTTAAAAATTCACTTATAAATTGATTGTAACCCTCTACTTGTTTAATAGTTGTGCCACTTGTTTGAGAATGCAGATTAAAGTCTGCAATGCCAGGTCTGTAGCTCTTAAACTTTTGTAGTATTTGGTCATACTGTGCGTTGTTTTCAAACAAGTTAGTATCGAACATAAGTGTGCCGTACTTTGCTGCTTTTAATGTTGCAGCAAGTATTTGCACTACAAATGGATATTCACTACTGCGCGTCCATGCAGTTTCGCCAGGCGACCCATCACTAAATGCCCAATCGTCACTAACATTTGTACTAAACGCATCTTGTACTAGGAATTCTGCAGGACTACGAAGTTGACCCTGTTCGTTGACAGGTATAATACTCATTAAATCTGGACGCTGGCGTCTTGTATCAGTAGTAAATGTTGTTCCTATTGCGTCGCTATATACTTTTCCATCACGCAAATCTTCCCATAGTACTGTGTTGCCACTTGTATAAGGAGCAACACCATAGCGTGAATCCCACCAAATAGGTTTTTCTTTGATGCCCAACATTTGCCATGGCTTAGTATGAGGAGTGTCTGTATCAAAGAACCAGTTGTAAATTGCACGCCAATGACCTGGGATTCTACTTCCATCCAATTTATAAACACTGTTTCTATAGTTCCAAGTAAATGGATTACCTGCTTCAACTGTATCATTTTTCTGCATTCTTACTTTATTACGCAGAGCCCATTCACCAAAGTAACTACGGATAATGTTATTTGCTTCTGCAAAATCAATAAGAGTACTACGGAAATATCCAGGAATTACTTCTGCAATATCAAATAAGTCTTTGTTATACTGTGTCTTAATATTATTGAATATACGTTTTTCAAGTTCTAGTACAACGTTGTCTCTGATGTCGTCCCAGCCTATCCATACACTACCATCGTGTCCTTGGATAACAGTTTTACTTACAGTATATGTGTCATCAGTATACTTGTTTGGTATAAACTTTGGATACAATCCCATTGCAGTAGGTGTAGGTGGTATAAAACTACCATGTGTATTTGTATATTCTACAATTGTAATTTTGTCATTTACACTAAGTCCAATTGTTGCAACATCCAAATTTGTTGAACTAAGGATTATTTTTGCTTCAGTAGTATCAAAACTATAGTCCTGCCCCTCAACTAGTAAGTTAGCAACATTTGTGCTTGCTGGTGTATGATATATTAGTACACCAGTACTGTCTACACTGGTAAGATCAAACTGGGTTGTAAATTCAAATTCAGTTTCACTTGCGTCATCAATAGTATATACTAGTTGTGATTTTTGATTTCCCCAGGGTGCCATATCGCTGTAGTAAAATGGGAAAGTGCTAGTTTTTGTGCCTGCCATAAACAACAGAATATCATCAACACACTTTGCAGGGTCTGTTAAGTCAAGGTCAAGTTTATTAATGTTATCATAAAATCTATTTTTGAATTTAGTATATTCATTCTTAACAAAGTTTATACTATCAATAGTGTTTGCTTCTGTATTACTCAGTAAGTGCATTGGCAATATCATGCCAGCACTGTGTTGTAGTATATTACCTGGATAAGCACGATAATTGTTATTGCGGAGATTACTGTTGCCTGGAGCAACACCTGTTAGTGTTTTAATTTGTCTACTAACTTCCACAGCATGGTTACGCATTTGTCCAAGTGTTAGTGTTTCAAAGGTTGCGTTACCTGCATTGTTTTGTAGATTATCTGGTACTTCATAAAAACTATTTGCTGCTTTAGTTGTACTAATAAACTTAATAACAACTACATCATTTTCATTAAGCGCGGTTGTAAACACAACATATTCTCTATCAAGTTGTATTAAATGAGTGTAATCAGTTTTATATATAAACTGTCCATTTACACTTACCTGTAGTGGCTCTCTAATTCTACTTGTATCAACGCTTGCACCTATTTCAAAACTGTTTAGTTCATTTGCACTAACCTCATATGTAACAATCTGATACTGGGTGCTATTTTCAATAGTTTTTGTCCAGCCATTGTATAGTACTCTATTTCCGTCAATATCAAACTGATGTGCGTGTCCACTGCGTACAATTACATTTGTATTACCTGTGCTTTTTGTATATTGAAACAAATCACTATCAAAATTGTTATCAAATACAATGTCACCGATTGTGCTAAAGTTTTGATAACTTAATCCAAAGTTTAGGATTGCATCTGGACTATTGTTATTGTTACGCTTATAACTAAACAGTTTGTTTCCAGTAAAATTACTACTTGGATATGTTGTGGTGTTACTAAAACTTACATGATCTGGATCAAATATATCAAACAATGGATCCTGATTTAGTGTTGTTTTTTGTTGTGCTTCAGTCCAAGTGGTTCCATCTAAATAAAATTGCTTGCCCTGATTGGTTGCACCAAGTGTACTAAGCACACAGTTAGTGTCTACTACTGTGCCAACTTCTACTAGGTTAATAATTTCTTGTTTACCTGAGACATTTCCCCCATCTGCGCCAACAATTGTACTATCTGCAAAAATTTGTAGGCTATCAGTAGTTGCTGCACTTTCATCTGCAATAATTATATCTACACGATAAATTTTTGTTGCTACATCACTGTCTGTGTCTGCACTAAAAATAACAGTGCTATCTTGCTGCAAATCAATGCCATCAGAAAAATAACCTGTTGTGCCATTTACATTACTAAGTGCATCTGTTTGTGTTGTGTCTACGATTGTAACAGGAGCAACACTAGTTGTTCCCATGTTAAACAATTCTAGTCCACTATGGAATTCAATTATTGGACGTTTTGCTCTTGCAGTGTCATCCAAATCTGCAGTATAGTTATTATAGGTTGCTGTTGCTTCTATGACCTGTCTATGGAACCAGCGATTGCCACGACTCCAGGCATTACGATCTGGACTTGAACGATTAATAGTGATGTAATCCTGATCTTTAGGAGCATTTAGTGTACCGTCCCATCCACCAGCATCATATGCTACTGTATCAAATCCATCACTAGTACTGTTAGTATATTTTTCAGGTGTAATCATCTCATCAACTGGAACAAGTTGTATACCGCCTGGTTGCCCTACACCTTCAACATAGTATTCTCTGTCTGCATATGTACTTGGTGTAACGTCACTGTTAAATTCTACTTTTAGCCCGTTTGTAAATGTTACACTGTTTGCACTTGTAAATGATTGTCTATTGAGTATATCTTCTGTAACATTTATAGCGGCTGTGACATCCTGATCTACAAGTTGGATTTTACCAAACTGTAAAGGATTTGTAGCATCTTGATAATATAATGTATTCAATCCTGCTGTATATGGCTCTATTAATTCTGGTACACCACTAGCGTTTTTATAGAATTCTCTATTGCCATATAAGTTACCCTGTTTAATTTTAACTTTTTCTGCAACGGGCCAATCAGTGCTACGAGTAAGTTGAACTGTAGCAACTCCACCTATAGTGTTTACTGCAATATCATACACATCATAGCGTACATCTACACTGAGCGTAGTTGTTTCGTCCCAAGGATGATCGTCATCATCATATCCGTATGCGTCAAATGGTGCACCCTGTTCCCAGTCACTTGCTACTGTACTAGGACTTACAAATACTAGACTTTTTCCGTTAATTTCTGTTTGTACATCAATGCCGCCATGTGTGTCAATCAGTGTTTGATAAGGCACATTATGAATTTGGTTGTATCCAAGATCAGTAGCAAAGTCAGGATTTGCAGCCTGCGTTGCATTTATCATAATATTTTGTGCGTTTGTTGCTGGAACATTAAAAGTAATTGTTCCATTATCTTCGCCATTGTTAGTAAGTCCAAGTATTTTTCTTGTGCTTACATTACTGCCATAATTACTAATTCCAGATATGCCTGGTTCCGTTTGTATCCAAAATGGATTGCCTGATTGTTGTACACTAAATGTGTAACTACCACCACGGGCAATTGTAATAGTTGGATTTTCGTTGTCACTGCCGTCAATACTGTATTCATCTACACCAGCAACTGTACGTCTTGTTACAGCAAAATCTTTTTCCATATCAACAACACTATTGAAAACTTGCACACTGTCTGGGCCTGCTGGCAACCAAAAATATTCACCATAGTTTACAAGTTTGTCTAAATCATTGAAACCACTGTAGTTGTAATATTCTTGATCATTAAGATCAGCATGTGTGTCAACATTTACATTGTTGTATCTTAATTGATTAATAAAATCAATATAACCTGTTAAATTTTCAATACCTTTATTTGCATTGCGATAAACTACAGCAGGCTCAAGTTGATAGTTTTGTCTATCATTGTCTATCTCTTGTACATAACTATCACCTACTTGAAAACTAGCGGCTTGCTGACGACCTATATAACTATTAATTTTTGTTAAATTAGGTTCGCTAATTAACTGGTCAACAGTAGCATTAAGAAACTTATTGTTTTTATTGGTTTGAAATACGTCAGGTAATAAAACTTTACTTTTACGAAGTGCCATTAGTAACCATATCCCCCGCCGCCGCTACTAGAACTGCTACTACTTGAACTACTGCTACTAGAACTACTGCTACTAGAACTGCTACTACTTGAACTACTACTACTGCTACTGTAAGTTGTAGTGGAACTAGTTGATACATTTGTAGATGTTGCTACTGCAGTGCTTGTACTGCCTGCACTTGCACTTTCACTTGCTAGACTAGTTGTTGTTGTGTTAACAACGCTACCATTTGCTTGCAAACTGTTTGCAGTAATAACATCAATAACTTCAATGTCATTCACTGTTGCTGCACTTATCAATATTTCATCACGCTGACTTTGTATCTGGAACAAACTACCAAAATTGCTTGTTGCTAGTTTTGGAACAATAACAACACTTAAAACATCAGGTGATAATGAGTTGTATAAGTATGCTGCTAGTTCACTAAAGAAGAAACTGTCTCCAAAGTCCCAGTTTTGAACACTAAAGTAAGCATTGATCGCTGCAACTACACGTTCTTTAACTTCACTGTCACTGATGAGAGTGCTTGTATTTTTGACTACTTTGAATGTTGCTTGCAATTCTTCATCCGCCTTATCACCGAATAGAGGTCTATAACTGACACTGTTGAAAATAATAGTATCACTTACACTCTTGTATTGTTCAAGTGATCCAAACTGATCACGCAATTCATTTGTTGTTGGCTTAACAGGTTTGTTAATAGTACCTGTAATGTCTGTAACATAGTTTCTATAATCTGTATCATACTGTCTTGTAAGTAAGAATAGATCTATAATGTTACTAGGACTAGGATCAATACGTCTATTGTTTGGCGAATTGTGTGTATACTGGAATAACAAGTCACTGCGTCCTGTACGCTTAACATAGTCAGTAGTTTCTGCAATACTTTTAACATTACTACCACTGATGCTTAGTATGTAAAACTTGTCATCTGTGCTTGCATAAAATACTTGTCCACTACTGAACTGTGCAATTACTTCGTTAATTGCTGCTTGTGTAACATACCGCTGTTCAATGTCTGTAATTGTAACTGGAGTGTAGGTTAAGTAGCCGCCTGTGCTTGTGCTAGTCTGATAAAACACTATTTTAGTTGTAGAGTTTGTGTCAGGTGCAACAATTATATCAAAAACCTCAGGGTTATCAACAACACCATCGCTGTCAATATCAGGGAATGTAACCTTTATTCTGTTTGTAAGTGTAAAACCATCTGTCTCTGTTATAACATCATCAATCTGCATTGCGTAATCAACAGCAAGACTATTAACACTGTCTGGCAATGAATTTACTTTAAGGATGTTAATTTTATCCTTAATTGTTTTACCTGTGCGTGGATCAAATATCTTAAGGTTATTATCAAAGTAAAAACGTGTTTCTAGTTTACTTTCAAATATATAACTGGTATCACGGAAGTTGACTGTGTATGTACTGCCATCATTTGTAAACTTGAAAAACCAACTGTTGTCCAAGTTTGTGTTTGTAGTATTACCTGCATATGCTAAACTAAATGTAGTTGATTGATCTAGATCAAGGGCATTAATAATTGCCCATGCTTGTGTATCTCTGTCATAGCGCAATCCAAAAGTTTTAAAGTCACCAATATAGTTAATTACATTGTTTCTAATCTCAGCGGTAAGGGCAGTGTTCCATGGAGCAATAACTTGATTAATAATTGCATCCTGAGGAATAATTTCACTAAGTGTAACAGGCCCTATACCTGTATCTAAATTACCTACACCTTGGTTAGTACCATCAGTTTCAATTGCACTTATACTTGCCCAGATGTAATCGCGTGTATTAATTGTGCCGCTAGTGCCAGTAATTAGATTGTTATTAATATCAAAAACTTGTCCACTTGGTGCAGTAAATTTAAGCAGTGCGCCAACTTTGGCATATTTCAAATTACTTGTTGCAAACTCTCCTATTTTGAGTGGGCTTGCAACATCATTTTTAAAGTAACCTGTACAGGTTCCGCTACTACTTGTTGTCAAATTCCAACTTGCAGTGAGACTTGTAGTATCAATACCACCATAATTTTTCAAGTAGTAATGTAGACTATCATTATCAATAATGTTTTTTTCTACTTGCTGTGCCACAATATTACTAATATCACTGTCTGTTACAAAAGTAAACTGAAACTGTTGCAGATCCTCTGTGCGATAAATTATTCCATCTTCCGCTACAATGTTTGTGCTACTGTATTTGCCTGTGGTATCACGCACATCCAAGTACCGACTAATACCACTGGCAGTGCGGTTAATTGCTTTGCTCTTCAGAATGTTACTAAACTTTGTATAAGGAAGAATTTGATAGTCTTCACCAGTAATCATACGATCTTGTGTGTAGTATTGTTGCTGTGCTTTTAGTTTAATGTCCCGCAGATTTTCTCTGCCGGTTGCATTTGCAACTGTGCTTTGTAAACTCAGATTGACTGTCAAATTTTCAATTTGATTACTTTGACTAATATAAGGAATAACAATTTGCAGGTTTTGCATATCATTAGGACTAATCTTATATGTTGTGCCTACTCCTGTCCTAAAATAAACACGAAAGTTTCCTGTTGGAATATTTGAGAAAACATCATCACCAAATACTAGACTAATTTGATCGTCTGCACGACTGCGCACTGTAAACAAATTTTTGTTGTTTACACTTAAACTATTATAGATAACGTTGTTGCCACTTATAGCAGGTACTTTGTCCCAGCGTGTAGTTTCTCTGCCAGCATCATCAAGTTGATAAAGCCAAACATCGTTGTTGTCGATATTGTTAATGTCAAGTTCTACTGTGCGATTAGGTAGTTTTTCAGCAATGCTAAAGTCTGCACTTTGCAAGTTACCTTGTTTAAAGTAAAAGAAGAATCCGTTGTTAGCACTGTTAAATCCTCTGTTATCATTTCGATATAGGATATTAGTTGTACTACCGGGTTGAGGTGCTACTTCATACAAGAAATCTGTGCCACTGTATGTACCTTTGACTATTTCAAATTCTAAATTTTGTGCGCCTACATCACTGCTAAAATCATAGATAGGCACTGTGCCTGCACTTAATCTTATTTGATATTCCTCAATAGCAATTCCACCAACTGTGGTTCTAAGTGCAGGATTTCCATACTGTTGTGTGCTGACCATGCTTGCATTAAGGATAGTAGTAAACTGTTCTAGAAAATCACTGTTACTTGGATCGCCCCAACTAATTTCAGTGTCTCTAAGGTTGTTTCCGTTGCTGTCTGTAATTGCTTGTGTTGTTTCAACACTGTCTACTTTAAGTAAACCTCGGGCAATTTGTTGACGCTTTGGATAATAGTTTAGCATGCGAGCCAGGCGTAGTATGCTGTCTCTGCGTTCTGCTGTTTCTAGGAAATTTTCACGGGCGTTTAAATCTGCGCGGAAACTAAGGCTTTGCCCTAGGAACGCAATCATGTCGATTAATGCAATATATTCACTGCTCTCAATAAAGTCGTTAAAATCTTCTGGGTAATAGTTACGCAAATAATCGACCATACTTTTGCGTATGGTCTCATAATCGTAACTTTGAAAATCTGCTTCACGGAAGGTCTCGTAAACTTTCTTCCAGTCTTCCGCAGCAAATAAGTTTGATTGTCTTGTACTAGCAGCCATGTTTTAACATTCCTATTCTATTGCAGTATTTATTTGCAGAATAAAGTATGTATATTATTGTGTGCTTGTATCTGGTCTATCAAATTTAACCATTAGATTTTCTACTTCATTACTGACAACATATCGTAAACTCATTTCGATTTGTAGTCCGTTTTGGTATTCATCTAACGTAATGCCTTCGCTGCGTACTCGAGGATCATTTTCAATCACTGCATTTACTTCTTGGATTACAATTGCTTTGGTTTGTTCTGTAAGAGGATCCATAATTAAATCACGCAAACTAGTACCAAAGTTTCCATTCATTAATTTTTCACCTTTGCGGATTGCAAAGTGGTTCAGTAAATCTCGCTTAATAAGATCAGTGTCAGTTACCTTTGAACCACCAAAGTTATTATTAATAGTACTAAATCCTTTGTATACTGCTATAGCCATAATGTATTTACTTTCCTTGGTTATCCACGCCCGCATAGATTGCTAGTAATGTTTGTTCCAGTTGCTTTTGTGCTTCAGGATTAGCAAACATCTGTGCATGTAATGCAGCAATATTAGCATTGGATTGTGTTGTTGCTTTTTTACTTACTGCACCACCATATAATCTAGTTTCTCTTGCAAGTGCGCTTTCAGCGTCACTGACTGTTCTAGATCCCGCTGCCCGCTTTGCTGCGGCAGCACCAGTCAGCATATCATTTTTTACACTGCTAAAAATGTCAGCACCTCCTGGTATGTTTGTTGTATTTTGCAGTACACCTTCAATCTGGGTAAATCCTTCACGCACTTTTGCAACAATTTCTGGGCTTGCATTATTACTTGCTGTAAGTTGTGCAAGTATTTGTTCTTTGCCATCTGTAAGTTTAATACCACCATTGTTAACTAGTGTTTGGTAATCCTCTGCTATAATTGATTGCTGTACACTTTCTTGTAGTCCCGCATTGCCAAGGAACTTGTTCAAACTGCTTGCACCGCCTTTGCCTGTCCAAACGTTGGTATCTGATAGTTGGTCGTTAAATACTGCTTCTGGACGCACAAACCCTTGTTTTTGTAATTGACCTACGTTAACACCAAACTTTCCAACACTTTTTGTTACGCTGTCAACAAACTGGTTATTATTTAAACTTCCTGCTTGTTTTACCACTGCAGCGTTAAGTGCTTGTGTATCAAAACTATCCAGTGCGCCTATGCTAAACCCAGTATTAGTTTGCTGTACAATATCTGTTATAGGAAACTTGGATAATTGTGGACTACTAAGTATAGTGCCAAGTTGGTCCTGTGCTTGTGGTAATACTTTGTTAAATTCGCTTAGTGCACCAGGCAATTTATTTTGAAATTCGCTTAGAGCACCTGGAAGTTTTGCTTGCATTTCGCCTGCCATGCCTGTAATCTTTCCCTGAAAGTCTGTGGTAAAAGATCCCAAATCAGGACTAAGTCCACCAAATGCACTTGGGTTAACTGGCAAATTACTTACTATACTACCAATATTGCTTGGTATTAAGTTTCCTAGTGCGCCGCTTCCGGATAGTTGACCTAATATATTACCAGCACCGCCTCCAGTTACTTGACTTAATACATTACTTGCAAGACCGCCAGGCAAAGCACCACCACCTATAAAACCTCCAAGAGCACCAGGTGATAATCCAAGACTTGCGCCTCCAGTGACTGATGCTAGGGCTGCTCCTGCTCCAATACTTATTGCTTGCTGAACTAGTTGTCCGCCTATTGCACTAGTAAGTGCTGGACTAACAATACCAAATCCACCTACAGGCCCGCCGCTTGCTCCTGCTAGTCCACCACTAAAAGGTGTACTAGTATTTGTTGTTCCATGACCTATAAATGGCTCGTGCATTGTAAGTCTATCAACACTGGTAGTAAGCATCTGTTCTTCATCAAGTATAAATTGATTCTGTGCTTCATCGTAGGTCGTATCTTCTTTTTGCCCAGCACTAATGTTTTTTGCTTGTTTTGCTTTTGTCTTTGGACCTTGTAGCAATACTAGACTACCTGCAACACTAATGTTACCACCTGCGTTGTAGAAACTTGCGCCTCCGCTCGATGCAAATAGTTCGCTATCTGTTGACAAGTGTAGATTCTTTTTGCCGTTTATGCCTAGTTCACCGTCACTTTGAACAGTAAGTTCTTGCTTGCCTTCCAGTGCGAGTTGTTGTTCACTTACTATTTGTGTGTAGCCTTTGCTGTGAAACTTTATGTTTTCATCAGCATGGAAGTTAAGATTTTTGCTGCGGAAATTTATACTATCCTGTGCATACACATCCATAGTACCCGTGTTGCTTAGTTCAATCCATGCACTGCCTATACTATTGCCTATATAGATAACACCCTCGGTGTCGTTAAGCAAAATTTGATGACCAGTACTGGTGCGAAAACGTATCTGATTACTGTTACCATCAATATCGCCATCATCCAGCGTAATACTGTGTCCTTTACGTCTAGCATATGGTGCTAATAATCCCTCAACAATATCTTTACTTGCTGTGTCCGGATTTTTTACCGCTGCAGCATTTGCTGTGAGAAAATCCTGTCCATTGCCATCTATTCTACGTCCTTTACTGCTAATACCTATAAGTTCACTAGGTGATTCGCGCATGTATCCACTGTTGTTAATACCACGCACAGTATCACCAAGCAGTCCTTGTTGACGCAGATAATTCTGTGTAAAGAAATCCACTGGTCTTGGTTGTTTTTTAAAGTTTGTTACTTTTTTACTGCTTTTGTCTCCTTTGGGATTATCATTAAACTCACCACCAGGATCGCCGTCCACTGTTAATGTTGCTTCAGGCACAGTTTGTAACATAAACGTATCAGGCACACATGCAAAATAATAGCCTTCAGCATTGCGACCTTCTGGAAAGAAACACAGTACTTTTGTGCCTAGATCAGGAGGTGGGGTTACAATACCACTGCTCACTTTAGTACTGTAATAACTATCTTGAGGTCCTTGGTTGTCTACTCTACTGTAAAAAGGCGTGCAATAACGCACAGTACGCCACTGTGACTTATCAGCAGGATTTGTGCTGAACGTTGGTATAAACACTTGAATAACGCCCATGTGTGCGCCATGTACATTTGCTTTAACAATACCTGTAACAATACCACGTTCTTCTCGAACACCAGTTATGTTTGCGGTATTATATTGAGGATCACCGCCTCGTTTTCCTGTTCTTGTAATATCTGTAGCCATTGATTATACTGTCCCAATATATCTGGTTGCCCATGCTTCACTTTGAGTTGCTGGGTTATCTTGAAATGTTTCTATACTTTGATCTTCGCCTCTTGCTATTTCGGCTGTTCTTTCATTGTTTACAGTAGGACTTGTATAAGGGGTATCCTCATAGTCAAAAAAGTCTAGGCTGCTTGTATCCACTAGCGGGTTTACTACTGTTGCGCCACCTGCATCAGTGCTGGGTTTGTTGCCACTGCGTCTAACACGGTTATTAATCTCAAAGTCGCCATCTTCTACTTCATCACTAGCACGGACTGTGGCTGCTTGAACTCCTGTTTTTGTTAAACCACCTCGACTAGGTTGCAATTTAGCTCTGAATCCTTCAAGTCTTTGTTGGAATACACCGCCACTGAAAGTGCTGTCAACACTTGTAACTTGATATACTCCACTAAAACTACTGTTGCCATATCTACTAGGATTTGCAAGACCACTTGTTTCATCATAGTCCACTGGTGTTCTAAGATTAACTTGAATATAGGGAGGTGTCAAGTTATAATTTATAGTTCCGTCAGGCATAAATGGTTCTGTATATTGTTCTCCTTGACGAACTTTATCTTGCCAGTATGCATCGCTGGTGGGAATAAAGGCAGGATCACCAACAATTTGCAATCCAAGATCAATCATATCAACACCATCACTCATAACACTACTAAACAAGTCCTTTGATCTTGCACGTTTAACATTATCCTGACTGTTTATTGAATTACCCTCTACACTTTGTGGAAGTTCTTTTACCATAGTACCTCCCAGTGTTTCATCTGCAGTGTTAATACCAAAAGGTTTTCCTGTGCCTGCAGTCATTACTTGAATGAACGCAGTTCTAAACTTCATATCAAAATCTAATACTTCTGTGTTTGCACCGCTAAAAATGTAATCATATTCTTTGTGTACACCTATACCTGTAGGTTTACTTTTTTTAGCCCAAGGAAAATCCTCATAATAAACTTTATTTGGTTCCACAGCAAAATTAACAAGATACTTGTATCTTCCATCTTTATTATCCATGCCGCCACCAGGACTATCTGCACTTTCAATAATAGGTCTTACTTTAAACCAGTCTATTCCACTACTGTCATTTACATCAGGACTTGGATTATCTACAATATTTTTATCCATGTAGTCACTGTGTAGTATTACAAGATTTAGCAGTTTTGTAATATCTGTACCTGCGTTTATCTTAAATGTTTGTGTATCCTTATCAAGCGTAATGCCCTGTGCAATACCTCTTACATATGCATCAAACTGTTTTTTATCGCCTTTGCTTTTTTCTTTTTCTTTGCCTTCTTCTGTGGGCGCAGGAGTATTAAGTGCATCATATAGATCAGTTAAATTAAGTTTGGCATTTGCTATATTTGCTGCAATAGTAAACTTGTAGGTATCATGTTTTTCTGCTGCTGGTGGAATCTCTTTTTCAGAAACTTCATTATTTTTTTCTACTAGTGCTTTGGATGGTTTTGTACGTTTACGTTGATGGTTAGTAAGCACTTCACCTAGATTTGCTGATTTTGTTTTTACTTTTTTCTTCACAACCCTTTCTCGGGTAGTAGTCTCTTGAGCTCTTATTCTTACAGTTTCAGTTGCCTGCACTGTCTCTTCAACCATAACACCAGCACTAAAAATGTCACCTACTGTTGTTGCTTTAAGTTCTACGTTAAAGGGTATAGTACTCATTATACTACCCATTGCATGATTAGCAAATGGAATCGCCTGACATTTATACTGAGTGCCGCTGCTAGTGACGTCAAAACTCATATCAGTCAACCTAATAGGAATATACTTTGGTGTGCTAGGTGCTCCCATGGGTTCGCCATTTTCATCAAACCCTTTAAATTTTATTTCCAATAGATAAGGAGCATGTATGTACTTTTCCCTAGTGCTTGCTAGTACACCACTTGCTGCACGTTGTAGTCTTTCCAACAGTGTAACACCACGTGGTTCTGTAATAGTAAAACGTATATCAGTTGCGTTTGTGTTTGACTTAAATCTACTTGGACCAACAGCAACATTAGAGATTTCTAAATCATCAATAAAGAAATCATTACTAAAATCAGTGCCGCCTCCCTCTGTGCCAACTCCGCCACTGCGCATAAGCAAATAACTAGCAGGTGGACTAAGTGCAGCCTGTGGAGTTCTAGGTTGACTAAGAATGTTTACATAACTTTTGCTATTCATCAAATAAAGTGCAATATTGTATGTGTAACTTGTAAATTTATTAAGTTCGTTTGTTACGGGATTAATTTGTATCTTACTTAAATCCTGCGTAAACGGGCCATTGTTTAGTGCCTTGACGCTGCTACTCTGACCAATTTTTGTTCGTATCCTTGCACTTTCATTTAGACCAATTGGAGGACCTGTGTCACTGCCGTCTGTGGTAGCAAGGAAATTAGTATATTTTCCATCATCATACTCATCATCCATGCCATAGACTTCTTCGGGTGCTATTGCATTAGTAACAGGGCCGAATCCTGCCTCAGCACGATCTGAACTGGTTCGGGGGGTTCTGCCTGGTGTAACTTGTACTCTTACTAAATTTCCAGCAGCGTCTTGTATAACGTCAACATCTCCCGGCGCCACTGCAGGCACAGTAAGTGGTTCTTCTACTGAGATCGTAGGATTCTGTTGAGGAGGCTCATAAAGTGAAAAGTCCTCTGGTGCTGGATTGTTTAACTTGTTTTTATAGTGCGGACTAGGCATATTAGATTCCTAATGCTGTTTCGACTGTATCCTTTTTGGGAATGTAAAACTTCTTTCCTGCACGAAAATCCCAGACAGGATCTTCAAATGCATTTGGATTACGAGCCATAAACACCCACCATAGATTACTATTGCCATACAAGTCAAAAGCAAGTAGGTCAGGTCTGTTTTGATGCACTAGTGTAAGTGTATGTAGTACATCGTCTCTGAAAGGAGGAATACGTCGTGGACTAAGCACATCCAAGTAGTAACTGTATTGATTGGTATTAGCATAGGGACTATCACTATTGTATTCAGCCATTAAATAAATCCTCCACCTTTGCCTGGATTACCAATTAGTCCGCCTTTACTAAACTTATCCAAACTAAAGTTTCCAATTTGATTTTTACTGTAGATAGGCAATAGACTGATTGTCATATTCATATAACTTGGTATCATAGTTTTAGTTGCAGTATCAGGACTGCTTGCAAGAGGAACTTCAATATAGTCTCTGTCTGCTGGCATAATTTCTGTAAAGTTTGTAATTACAACAGGTATACTGTTGTAGTTAAACGGACCATATCCACTTAGTCTTAGAACTGGTGGCGGTGTGCCTCGTAACTGATCTGCTCCGTAGAACATTTTATAGGCACTGCGGAAAAAATGTAGTACAGCGAAAACATAACGTGCTTCATCTGCGTTAGTTGCTGTAAAATATCCATCAATATTAATTGTATCCACGCTACTAGCATTGTAACTGTGTTGAATATAGTTACTGTGTGTTGGATGCGCTCCTGCGTATTGCGCACTGTGACTAACACTTACTGTGGGTGTGTAGGGAAAAAGCACGCCATCTGTGTCAAGCAGTGGCTCCAGCAATTTATTTTTTGCGTCTTTATACAAGTAATTTCCACTACTAGGACTCATACTAAGTCTAACACGGATATCACCGTCTCTGAACACAGTAGCAGCAACGTCACTAAATCCAGGAATGTTCGCACCTGCAAAGTTTAATCCTGCTTGGATAAGTCTATTACCACTGCTATCTAATAGATTGCGACCAATTTTACTAAGTGGGTCATTACCCGGAAGTGCCCTTCCACTAGCATCACTCACAAATTGCTGTGCTTTTCGCTGGAAGATACTACCTAAATTAAACGCCATTTATCAAATCCTTGTTTTTTTACTTGATAAGTATATTTATAGGCTGTATAATATACGCATATAAAAGGAATCACATTACATGATCAAAAGGAAAAAATATCTCAACAACCGAGATTTGTTGAAAGAAATCCACCTAAGTAAAAATACATATAGTAGTTTTGTTAATGAAAATGATGATGTTTATGACATTATCTTACCCAACGTAGAGAAAATTAACATTCGTACTATTGCACAAGCCAAGCGTAATCAAGCAGATAGATTACAAAAGAAAGCATATGAAGCAGCTCGTGCAGAAGGACAAAAAGTAAAGCAAGCAGACTTTGCTGTTGATTGGAAGAAAATTGACAAGCAGGATGTTGTTTTTCGCATTATGACGCATGACCATATTCCACTGCATCCAGGTCGCAAAAAGTCACCAAAGACTGTGGCAGACCATCATGTACAGTGTAACTTCCCTCCTTTTCAACACTTTAGGTTGGATGAGTCTGACGTTGCAGTATGCGTTGGCAAAAGTCACTGGGACGGCGGACTAGAAAACGGAAACTTTAGTAAAGCACATGGCAAGACTACTAATAAACTTGCCCGCATGTATATGAAATTGTGCGAACGCTATGGCACTAGAAGTAACTGGCGTGGCTATACATACAATGACGAGATGCGTAGTCAAGCACTGCTACAACTTGCACAGATTGGCTTACAGTTTGATGAAAGCAAAAGTGAAAATCCATTTGC